AGAATTTCCATATCTTGATTCTTACCAAAAAGGAGTTGCTTTTTACCAAAGACACAAACTTTTTTACACTACCTGGTTGTCTTGACTGCAGTATCAACATCCCACCAGAAGGCTGTTATCATAGGATTTGAATTCCGCCAGGAATCTACCAGTGGCTGCATTTCTTCTTCGGTCAGTCCTATTTCCAAGGCTCCCATTGACTTCAGAGCACCAACGCTGCCTCCGTAACCGAGAGCCAATTCTGCAATCTTACCTTTCTGTCTGAGGTGTGAGTTTACACCATGCTTTTCAACCGGAACGCCAAACATCTGGCTGGCAGAAGCACAATAAATGTCTTTACCCTCAGCAAATACTTTGGAACGCCAGGTTTCACCGGCAAGATGTGCCAGTACTCTGGCTTCGATAGCAGAGTAGTCGCTTACGATGAATTTGTATCCCGGTCTTGCAATGAAGGCGGTACGGATAAGCTGAGATAATGTATCAGGGATATCATCGTAAAGCATTTCCATAGTATCATAATCTCCGGTACGAACCAGTTCACGAGCTTCCGCTAGATCGGGCATATGGTTCTGCGGCAGATTCTGCAGCTGTATGAGCCGGCCAGCCCATCTGCCTGAGCGATTGGCACCGTAGAATTGGAACATACCGTGAGCACGACCATCTTTACAGACGGCATTCTGCATTGCCTGATATTTCTTTACAGAGGATTTTGCAAGCTGAAGTCTGAGCTTGAGGGCTTCTGCAATATTACCATCGGTTTCTTTTATCAGTCCGGCAACATCCTTCTTACCAAGGGATTCTGTCTCCACGCCATTATCAGAGAGCCATTGTTTCATCTGGATGACACTGTTGGGATTGTCAAGGTTCGTAATATTTTGCATTGCAATCATGAGCTCTGCTTTTGATTTTTCATCAAATGAGATTGCATTCTGCACCATATCCATATCAAGCATAATTCCCCGGTCATTGATTTCCTGATCGATGTGATACTCATTCCATATAGAATCCGGAACCGGGAATTTAGATAATCTCTGTTTGATGGAAAGTTCTACCTCAACATCTCTGCGATTGTAGGATTTGAAACTTTCCCATTTATCCGGTGCATGTTCCGGTAGATTTCTGGTTCTGCCACCATTCGCCTTGGTAGGTTTGCAGGGGCTGCAGAAGTATTTGATTAAGTCCTTACCTTCCTTTATTTTCTGATTCTGAAGCTTCAGGACTGCACCAACACCTTCCAGTGAGAGTGGTAAGCCCATATAGGCTGACCAAATCATAGTGCATTTCCAAGAGGATGGATTCAGATAGTTGTGTACAGGATCATCCTCTGAATTGTAAAATTTGAAATATTCAGGGTGATGCTTCCGGAGCCAGTTGGACAAACAGACTCTTTCGAAGGAGGCGTTAAAAGCCCATTTTGTTATATTCTCATCAGATAGTGCTTCCAGGATTTCTGTTGGTATTTCATCACCTGCAGTAAGGTCATAGACTACTACTGGCCCATTATCAACAGAAACGCCGAAGAGCAGTATCTCAAAATGATCAGACTCAGCGTATTTGTATGCTCCGCATTTGGAGATATCAACATCGCTATAGGTCTCTAAATCTATTGACAGTTCTTTTATCATAATCTTTTCCCTTTACAAAAACGGCAGCGGCACTTTGGAGGTACCGCCGCCTGGTGATTAGTTCTTGTCAGTTTCTTCAGTTTTGGACTTGAACCATTTTGGATTAAGCCAGTGAAGAAATCGTTTAACGATACCGAGGAACCAACGCCATACCGCTATTACGATCATCATCCAGAAGCAAAAGCAGATGCCGAAAAGAGTTCCATCAATAAGTGCATTCATAAATTCATTCAATAATTCTTTTGTCATAGGTTGTCACCTGGCCCTTTCTTAAATTGTGAGATATAAATGTTCAAAAGTTAGTCGTTCTGCCTGTCAGGCAAGCTTTTCATGCGTTTCGCATGATATTCCAGGTCGCGCTTTTCACGCTTCTTTTCATAGATTATTCCCTGGATAGTAGAGAGGAGTAAGGATATTCCTGTGCTTCCCCAAATAATCAGAAGTGCGATTGCCAGAATTAGTTCCATAGCTGTTTTCATAATTTTTCACCATACCTTTCTTTGAATTGGCGGCAGGCTTGTCCTACCGCCTTAGTTGTCATGTAGTTATTAGGAGAGGAAATCATCCTCTTCCTCGGATGCGAAGTCATCTTCAGCACGAGATTTACCACCGAGAGGCTCACCGTCACGAATCTTCTGGAGATTGTTGAGACCGCAGGCAATTCCTTTATTACCATTGCTGTTGAAGGCATAGAGATTGATGCTGGCTCTGCCATATACTCCGGAATACACTTCAGCTCTCTCAAGGATAGGCTGACGGTCTGCATCTACGATGCCAGGTGCGGTAGCGCTGTTGGCATTGATGAAGTAAGCATTTGCGTAGGCAGGATCATCAGGTCTCTCCAGATCGCCATCACGAAGAGGCGTCTTGAGAACAGAGAGGGCAGGAACGGTCTTGCCATTACCCTTGAGCTTGCTCTGGCCTTCCTCATAGGCTGCTTCGATAGCTGCTTTAATCTTGTTTACGGTTACGGTGTCGGACTTCGGAATGATGAGGGAAACGCTGTACTTCGGTGCGCCTCCATTGATGCTCTTGGCATCCCATACATTCGCATAGCTCCAACGTGTGTTTACTCCTGTGATTACCTTTGTAGGGTTCTGAATTTTTGCCATAATATTGGTCCTCCTTTTACTCATTAAAGTCTTCTATTGCTGTATTCATTGCCGGTCTCTTATCTGATTCCGGTACCAATGCGGGTTTACCGGGTGGCTTGTAGATAAGCCCACCTAAAAGCTCTTCGAATTTCTTCTTTCCGAGCAGTGTACTCATGGCGGTTACGCCAAGAAGCTTCTTTTCATACGGATCAAAACCTGCGTCCTTTACTGCAAAGGCAACAGCGGCTTCATCTGTATATTTTCTGTTGGATCTTCCTTCTACGACCTTCCAGCCTTCGAAGTGTACTCCGGACTGTGCCTGTTTTAGTGCATATTCCTTGATGTCATTGCCCCAGGAAATCATTTCATCCACCTTTTCAAGGATGGCAGCGATTTCTGTATCATCCAGTGTGGCAGGCATTTCGAAATCATATTTTGCAAGCTCCAGATTGTATTCTGCACGCTTGCGGCAGGTTGCCTTTACCTTGCAAAACTGGCAGTGGTCACCGGCTTTGAATTCGCCTTCTCCCACATAAGCAAGCTCTGCAGTCGGTGCCAGGACTTCGTTGGCCCATTTCAGAAGGTTGTCTCTGCTGATGGTGTAGGTGCTGATGTTTTCGCGTCTCGGCTGGAAGATGGTCATCTTAATCTGATTGATATCGTAGATGTCTCCGAATACTTCCAAAGCACCTAAGGCATAACACATCATCTGGCTGTTGCCACCATGCACATCATCACCGGCGCTGACTAAAACTCCCAGACCATGCTTGTAATCGATAATCTGTAGTACTTCATCAGTAACGATTACACAGTCACCGGTTCCGAAGCCGTTTTTAACCCAGCGGGAGAAATCCAGTCTCTGTTCAATCATGACCTGCGGATCCTTACAGAATTCCTTCGATGCTTCAATCTGCTCTAATACATAGTTCCTGTATTCCTCAGCACAGTTCTTCATTTCAGCATCGTAGTAGGTAAGATTATCAGTCGGATCGATTACCTCTCTGCCAAGAGCCTTTTCTACCAGATAGGCACAAAGCTCATGGCAATCGGTTCCCTGCTGTGCATATTCGGATGCTTGATCTGGGATGTTGGCACAGAGCTTTGCGCTTGGCGGGCAGGCTAACCATCTATGGCTGGCAGAGGCGGAAAGGTATGCGTGCTTAGGCATTTCCAATCACCTCTGCTTCCTTAAGCAGGGCGGCGTAATCCTTTGGATCAACCTGCTTTAACTGCTGTGCTCCGAATTTCTCCAGAAGCTCTTTGACTTCCTTCTTAAAGCCTGCAGCTGATTTTGAAGCAAGTACTTCGCGAACATCTTCCTTTGTATAGTTAGGAGCAGGTTCAGGCTTTACTTCTTCAGTCACTGTGGCATCCTGCTTGGTTACTTTCTTGGCTGCTTTTGTCTCAGTCTTTGCCGGAGTTTCTTCTGTAGAAGAGAAGATGTCTTTTAATGTATTTGCGGCTTTGATCATTCCTTCACCGCAGGCAATCATTTCATCCAGCACCTGAGATAATTCACTCATTTTGCTCATTTTCGGTTCCTCCGTTTTCTTTATTCTGTTGTCTTAGATTGGCTGCCAGTCGTTTGGCTACTACGCTGATTGCGATGAGAGTATCAATGAGCTCTTCCTCAATCTGTGGTGTAGCCTGCTGGCTTTTATCAATCGTTTCTGTCTGCATCTGCAGCACCTCGCTTTCCGAATGGCTTTGTTGCCTTTCTATCTTCCTAAGCGCATCTGGAAATTGTTTTTCCGGTCGGAGGAAATATTTTTTTAAAAAAGTTTTGAAAATAGCCAGGGCATTTTTCGCTTTATAAAAGGAAGCGATTCTGCTCTGGCTGTTTTTTTGAAATTATTTTTAACTCTGACCGGAAAAGTGAAGGTCAAACCCGCTTAGGAAGTTAGGAGAACTTGTAAGTTCTTACTTTATAGAAACGAGGTTTGAAATATGCAGGTAACTATTTGTACAGCAAACTGCGTCGGCCAAGCCGGGAACTGTAGCTATCCTAACAAGGTGACGGTAGTCACGCCGGAGCAGCTGCAGGAAGCGGTGAAGAAGGACCATGTTTGCGCAGAGTTCAAAGGGAATTATCGAAGCATTGAGAATTTCATCAGATCAGATGTGATTGTCATGGATATCGATAATGAACACACAGAAGTACCGGCTGACTGGATCACACCTGAGAAGCTGGAAGAACTGTTCCCGAATGTGGAGTACTTACTGGCACCGAGCCGCCACCATCTTTTAGATAAGGAAGGTAAGTCGGCGAGACCAAGGTATCACATGTATTTTCCTATTTCGGAAATAACGGATGCTTCCAGGTACGCCAATTTGAAGAAAGCAATTCAGAGTGCTTATTCCTTTTTTGATGGAAATGCTTTGGATGCAGCAAGATTCATATTTGGTGCTGAATGTGAAGAGGTGATTTTCCACGAAGGCTGGATGACGGTGGACGAAGAGGTGGAGATTTCTGATACGGAAGAAGATGATTTCGACTCTGATATGTCAGGTGGTAAGAGCATCGGTCCTATTTTGGAAGGAAGTCGGAATAACACGATGAGCCGATTTGCCGGTCGTGTTTTGAAGCGGTACGGAGATACGGAAAAAGCACATGAGGCATTTCTGGAGCATGCGAAGAAATGTGATCCTCCGCTTCCGGATTTTGAACTTAAGACTATTTGGAACAGTGCAGTGAAGTTTTTCAGGAAGAGCATTGTTACGCAGGACGGATATGTACCGCCTGATGAATATAATGCAGATTTTGAGGGTACTTCCCTTAAGCCGGAGGATTATTCGGATATCGGACAGGCGAAGGTTCTTGTACGTGAGTACGGCGATGAACTGAAATACACCAGTGCGACAGATTTCCTGAGATTCGATGGTGAATGCTGGCGAGAAGACAAGCAGATGGCAATTGGAGCGGTGGAGGAATTTCTGGATCTGCAGCTGCAGGATGCCATGGATGAGGCTGCCAGAGTAGAAAAGGCATTAGAGGATGCCGGTGTTCCAAAGGTTTCTATACAAGCTGGACCGAAGGAGCTTCTTAAGGAAGTGGACGGGCAGCTGTTACCGCTGGTTTATATGCTCATGGGTGCACAGACATATCTGAAGTTTGTGCAGAAGAGACGTGATTATAAGTACATCGTATCCGCTGCAAATACTGCAAAGCCGATGATTGCGATTTCAGTCAGTGATCTGGATAAGGATGAGAATCTCATCAATACACCTTATGCAACCTTTGATTTAAGGAAAGGACTTGCAGGAGAACAGCCTCATAATCCGGAGGATTTAATTACGAAGATTACAGCCTGTTCACCGGGAGAAGACGGAAAGCAGATATGGCTGGACGCCTTGAATCTTTTCTTTTGTAAGGATCAGAAGCTGATTGATTATGTGCAGGAGACAGTCGGTATGGCGGCAATCGGTAAGGTCTATCAGGAACATATGATTATCGCTTACGGTGGCGGTGCCAATGGTAAGAGTACCTTCTGGAATACCATTTTCAGAGTTCTTGGTAATTATGCTGGTAAGCTTTCAGCGGAAGCACTCACTATGAACTGCAAGAGAAATGTGAAACCGGAGATGGCTGAGCTTAAGGGGAAGAGACTCATCATTTCTTCTGAGATGGAGGAGGGTATGAGACTGAATACCGCAGTGGTGAAGCAGCTTTGCTCTACAGATGAAATCCAGGCTGAGAAAAAGTACAAGGATCCGTTCTCTTTTGTTCCGTCACATACGCTGGTGCTTTATACAAATCATCTTCCGAAGGTGGGAGCCAATGATGATGGTATCTGGCGCAGACTGATTGTTATTCCTTTTAACGCAAAGATTACCGGTAAGAGCGACATCAAGAATTACGCTGATTATCTTTTCGAGCATGCTGGCCCTGCCATTATGAGCTGGATTATCGAAGGTGCGAAGAAGGCTATTGATAAGGACTTCCATACAGACCTTCCGGATGTGGTGGAGGCAGCGATTAAGGCATACCGCGAGGATAATGATTGGCTTGGTCAGTTCTTGGAGGAATGTTGTGAGATTGATCCGTCATATAAAGAAAAATCAGGCGAGCTGTATCAGGCTTATCGAGCACATTGCATGCAAAACGGCGAATATATCCGCAGTACCACTGATTTCTATTCTTCGATGGACAAGGCTGGCTATAACCGAATTCGCAAGAATACCGGAGTGCAGGTCGTGGGATTGAAGCTTAAGGAAGGTCAGGATTTTCTGGGGTGATTGCATTCATTTTCAAGCCTTAATGTGTAGGTCGTTAACCTCTCTACATAAAAGCCTCTATAGAGAGAAATTTAATAAAAATCTGCTTAAGAGAGTTTTACGGAACGAGGTACTCGACCTGCACACATTTTAAGAATGATGGAGGCGTGCGATGCGTGAGAAATATATGGAACAGAAATTAGTTCGAGAGGTAAAGAAGCGAGGTGGCTTGTGTGAGAAATGGAATTCCGGTTCTTCAGGCTGGCCCGACCGAATTGTTTTATTACCTGATGGGAAAATCGGGTTCGTGGAGGTGAAGGCTCCCGGAGAGAAACCAAGAAAGCTTCAGGTTCACAGACATAATCAGCTTCGTGCTCTTGGATATAAAGTATTCGTCCTGGATGACCTGGGACAAATTGGAGGAATTATAGATGCAATACAAACCGCATGATTATCAGCAGTATGCAATCAATTATATATTGGGACATCCGATAGCAGCCGTAATACTTGGAATGGGACTTGGCAAGACCAGTATTACGTTGACAGCCATCGAGCAGCTTATGTATGACCGATTTGAGGTAAGTAAGGTCTTGGTGGTAGCTCCACTTCGAGTGGCAAGAAATACCTGGAGTGATGAAATTCATAAATGGGAGCATTTGAAACACCTGAGGTATTCGATTGTTTTAGGAACAGCAGCAGATAGGAAGAAGGCTCTGGCAGCAGATGCAGATATCTATGTGATTAACAGAGAAAATCTGCAATGGCTTGTAGAACAGAGTGGAGTTCCCTTTGATTTCGATATGGTGGTGCTGGATGAGCTTTCATCCTTTAAAAACTGGAACAGTAAACGATTTAAGGCTTTCATGAAGGTAAGACCAAAGGTGAAGAGAGTAATCGGTTTGACCGGTACACCTTCTTCCAATGGTTTAATGGATCTTTTTGCTGAATTTAAGTGTCTGGATATGGGCGAGAGGCTTGGAAGATTTATCAGTCAGTATAGGGTGAATTATTTTGTGCCGGATCAGATGAATGGTCAGATTGTTTATTCCTACAGATTGAGAAAAGGTGCAGAGGAACAGATTTATGACAAGATATCGGATATTACGATTTCCATGAAGGCCTTGGATCATTTGAAGATGCCGGAGCTTATCAGTAATGAATATCCGGTTTATATGAGTGAGGCTGAGGAAGAACTGTATTCGAATATGGCAGAGGATTTGTTCTTGCCTTTGAAGGGCGGAGAAGTGACAGCGGCAAATGCGGCGGCACTATCCGGTAAGCTGATGCAGATGGCAAATGGTGCAGTGTATTCCGATGATGGAGATGAGATTCAGATACATGATCAGAAGCTGGATGCTTTGGAGGATTTGATTGAGGCTGCGAATGGGAAACCGGTAATGGTTGCGTATTGGTTCAAACATGATTTGGCCAGAATTATGAGAAGGTTATCTGAGAGGAAGATTCCTTTTGAAAAGCTTGATTCAGAGGAGAGTATCCGCAAATGGAATCGGGGAGAGCTTCCTGTAGCACTTATTCATCCTGCATCTGCAGGTCATGGGCTTAATCTTCAGGCAGGTGGAAATATGCTTATCTGGTTCGGGCTTACCTGGAGTCTTGAGCTTTATCAGCAGACGGTAGCGAGATTATGGAGACAGGGACAGTCCGCTGAGACAGTAGTGGTTCAGCATATTATCACTGCAGGTACGATTGATGAAGATGTTATGAAGGCTTTGGAGTCAAAGAACCGTACACAGTCAGCTTTGATCAATGCGGTAAAGGCTGAGATCAGGCGTTCGGCAGGTAGAAGAAAATCAGAGTAAATAAACAGCAATCAGAGTCAATCCGAGGGAGTATATTTTTCGGAGGTGCTTATGACAGCAAAAGAATATTTGAGTCAGGCGTACAAGATTGATAACGATATCAACAGCAAGCTGGAGCAGGTAGCTTCTCTTCGTGATTTGGCAACCAAAGCAACAAGTACCATGTCAGATATGCCCGGAAGTCCAAACAGAAATATCTATAAGATGGAGGATGCCATTGTGAAGATCATTGCACTGGAGGATGAAATCAATTCCGATATCCATGAACTGATTTCTTTGAAGGCTGATATCACGCATATGATTAAGCGGGTAGCAAACAGAGCAGAGAGAACAATTCTTGAGAAGAGATATTTGTGTTTTGATACATGGGAGCAGATATCCGTGGATATGGGTTACAGTATCCAGCATACCTTTAGGCTTCATGACAAGGCTTTGAAAGAAATTGATGGATTTCTGAAAGTGGAGAGTTGATGTGATAGAATGAGAGTTAGTAAATATGTTATTGTTATAATGCGGAAAGCAGAATAGAGAAGAGCCTTGGGGAAGAAATTCTTCAGGGCTCTGGCTATGCATGGAGGTGTAGCAGTGCCAAGCAAACCAAAGAAGCCGTGTGCTTATCCAGGCTGCCCTGCATTAGTAACCGGACGGTACTGTGAGGAGCATGCAAGAAAAACAAACAGCGATTATGAAAAATTCAGCAGAGATAAGCAGACCAAACGCCGTTATGGACGTGCGTGGAAAAGAATCCGTGACAAGTACGCTGCAGAGCATCCATTCTGTGAGAAGTGTTATGAGCATGGATTTCTGGTTCTGGTAGAAGAAGTCCACCACAAGCTTCCTTTGAGTGAAGGTGGCACACATGATTGGAGTAATCTGATTGCGTTGTGCAAGTCGTGTCATTCACAGATTCATGCAAAGAGAGGAGACCGTTGGCATAACCACTGATGTGTATAGGGGTAGGGGCGATTCAAATCTCTACAGATCCATCTCCTATAGAACGGCGGGTGGGTGTTGCGTGTGCAGTCGCGAAATGGAATATGGGGGTAGCTCACTGAAAATCCATTGACAAATCGTGAAATGATTAATATAATTTAAATGAAATTCGGCAAAATAATAAAATGCCGAAAAATATTTAAATAATCATCACGAATTTGGATATACTGGAATTGAGGTGAGAAAGATGACAAAGACTGCACAGATTTCCAATGACCAAATGATTTTTTCAGTTCAAGAGCTGAAAGATAAAGGGTTTTCCTATTATAAAATCAATCAGATGGTTGACCAGGGGATCCTGATAAAACTGAATAAAAAGTATTATGAAAATGCAAATTTTGATGGTGAGGGATCGGATTTCTACTATGCCTATGCATTTGTACCAGACGGAGTAGTTTGTCTGCTGAGTGCAGCTGTGTATTATAATCTGTCTACTTATCGCCCGGATGCCATTGATGTAGCAATTCCGAGAAAAGCAAAGGTATCAACTCTACCGGATTGGCCGGAACTGAATGTATGCTATTTTACAGATGATCGATTTGATGTTGGTATCGAGACCGTAGAGGATGGAAATAACAGATTTCGTATATATGATATTGAGAAAACTGTTGTTGATATCGTTTTCTACAGGGAAAAAATCGGAATTGAAGAAACGAAAGAAGTTCTTACAACCTATCTGCATCGGAGTGACCGTAATCTGAATAGGCTAATCAGATATGCCGAGATGCTCAAATGTGGGGATGTAATGAAAATGTATCTGGAGGTGCTGGTATGACAAACGCTATATCCGTAAAGGACAGATTAAAGAAACAGGCGATAGAAGATGGAAAGACTATGCAGGATAAGCTGGTCACATATGGTTTGGAGAGAACAATATATAGATTATCTGTTTCAAATTATGTGGAGAGATTTACACTAAAGGGCTGTATTTTTTTGTATGCATTATTTAATGGAGAGTATGCTCGTGCAACAATGGATATTGATCTTTTGGCACAGCGTATTCCAAATGATGCTGAAGAAATGAAGAAAGTATTTAATGATATTTTTTCTATAGAGTGCGATGATGCGTTGAGATTTGATTTGAATACGCTTGAGGTTATCAATATAACTGAATTCAAGGAGTATCACGGAGTAAATGTATCTATTATGGGATATCTGGATAGAACCAAGGTCCCGGTATCAATAGATATTGGTTTTGGTGATGTGGTGTATCCAGAAAGAGTGAAAATGGAGTTCCCGGTTCTGCTGGATATGGAGGTTCCGCAAGTATATGCCTATTCTATTTACTCCGTCATAGCAGAAAAGTTTGAGGCTTTTGTTTCTCTGGGCCTTGCAAAT